CATATTAAAAGAACCACATGACTGCACTTACAAGAAACCCTTCAAATCCAAATCCATTAATTGGCAATAGATTTACATTGAACTTTGGTCGTTTGCCTAATGTTCAATACTTCTGTCAGAATGTGACTGTACCAGGCATCTCTTTATCTGAAGCTGTTTTCAACAACCCATTCGTTGACTTGTATTCTCCTGGTGAAAAACCAATCTATGACTTATTGAATGTTACTTTTATGATTGATGAAGATTTAACTGCATGGAAAGAGATACACGATTGGATTCGTGCGATGACTTTCCCTGTAGAGTTTGCCGAGTATCGTCAGTTGCCAAGACTGAACAAATACAATTCGGCATCAAACGATTTGAAAAGAGGTAAGTTTCCTCAATTCTCTGATGCCTCAATCAGTATTCTTTCCTCGTCAAACACACCGTTGTTTCGTTTCAAATTCCATGAAGTATTCCCAACCACCTTGTCAACATTCATAATGAATACCCAAGATGCACCTGACAATGTTTTAACTGCCGATGCTACATTTCGGTACAGTTACTATGACATTGAAAAACTTTTCTAAGAAAGCTTGACAAACATTTTCCTTTGAGATATACTCCTATACGGAGGTAATATATTATGAAACAAATCGAAGAACTGTTAGAAGAATGGCGCAAGGACTCTGATATTGATAGAACAGAGCCAGGCAAAGCTTTGCTCGACATTCCTAAACTGCATAGTAAGTATCTGAACATTCTATCACAACATCGTCTGTTGTCAAAGCAAGCCGAATTCAAATTCAACAAGATGAAGAAGTTGAAGTGGGAATACTATACTGGCAAGTTAGATGACGATGATTTGAAAAAGTATGGATGGGAACCATTTCCTTTTGTGTTGAAATCCGACATCACTACATATCTAGAGAGTGACGAAGACTTAAACAAATTCACGGCACAAAAAGTTATGCATGATGAAATTGTTGATGTCTGTACCGCAATACTCAAAGAACTCAACTCTAGAACTTTTCAGTTGAGAGATTATATTTCATGGGAAAAATTTATCCAAGGTGTCTGATTTAATTTTACATAAGAAGAATGAAGCTTATATTCAGGTAGAGTGTGACAAGAGTACCGCACAAGAACTATCTGACTTCTTTTGCTTTTTCGTTCCTGGTTATCAATTCACACCTGCATATAAAAGTAGAGTGTGGGATGGTCGCATAAGACTTTTCGACCTTAGAACTTTTACCATCTATCATGGTCTTGTTCATTACATCATTAAGTTTTGTAAAGAAAGAAATTACACATACGAAGTTGATGATGCAATTTCAACTACCGAAAACTTCTCACTCATTGAAGCGGTAGACTTTATTAAAACTCTTGGACTTCCATTTGAGCCAAGAGACTATCAAATCAAATCGTTTGTCAATGCAGTAAGAAACAAGCGAATGTTATTGCTTTCGCCTACTGCATCAGGCAAATCTCTTATCATCTATCTTATCATTCGTTGGCTGCAAGAATCTGGATATGAAAGAGGTCTTTTAATTGTACCGACAACATCTCTCGTTGAACAGATGTATAAAGACTTTGAAGACTATGGTTATGATTCAGAAGAAAATTGTCATCGTCAGTATGCAGGTAAAGATAAACATACAGATAAGTTTTTGACAATCACTACATGGCAGTCGATATATAAAAATGAGGGTGAATACTTTGAACAGTTTGACTTTGTTCTTGGTGACGAAGCACACCAGTTCAAAGCAAAATCACTCACAACAATTCTTTCTGGTTGTGTCAACTCTAAATACAGAATTGGTACAACAGGAACTTTAGACGGTACACAAACGCACCGTCTTGTATTAGAAGGTTTGTTTGGGCCAGTCTACAAGGCAACAACAACATCTGAGTTGATTGATAAAGGTCAACTTGCGAGTTTCAAAATTAAATGTCTTGTATTAAAGTATCCTGAAACACTATGCAAAATGGCAAGAGATTGGGATTACAATACAGAGATTGATTTCATTGTTCAGAACAAAGCAAGAAATGAATTCATTCGTAATTTAGTTCTTTCACTCACTGGCAATACACTTATACTGTTTCAATTCGTAGAAAAACATGGAAAAGATTTACACCAAAATATTAAAGATAAAGCAGGCAATCGGCATGTCTTCTTTGTATACGGCGGTACGGATGTCGAAATTAGGGAATCTGTTCGTGCGATTACTGAGAAGGAAAGTAATGCCATTATCGTTGCTTCTTATGGTACTTTTTCTACTGGTGTCAACATCCGTAATCTCCATAACATCGTATTCGCTTCACCATCCAAGTCCAAAATACGCAACCTTCAATCGATAGGCCGTGGTTTAAGATTAGGAGAAAACAAAGAAGAAGCAACATTGTTCGATATTGCAGATGATTTTAGAACAGGCAAGTTTGCCAATTACACCTTGAAACATTTCATCGAAAGGTGTAGAATATATGATGAGGAAAAATTCTCATATAAATTTTACAACATAGAGCTAAAGAATGCAACAGACAACTAACAATAATATTAAAATCGTAAGACTGCAAAGTGGTGAAGATGTAATGGCAGATTATCATGCCGATGAAGAAAATGGCACAGTATTGCTCGACAATCCTATGCATATAATTTTCAAAAGAATACCAAGTGGTCAAACTGTAATGATGATGATGCCTTGGTTGCCAATTGAATTAATTAAAGAAAACAACGCCATCATTTATGATTCTGACATTCTTACCATCATTGAACCAAAAGACGATTTAATTAATTACTATGGTCAAATTGTGATGTCTGCACAAGAGAAAATGCAAAATGAAACAAATATTTTTGGTGAAGAAGATGAAGATGATGAAGAAGAAATTGAAGAAGAATTTAATGCAGAAGATTTTTTCGAAATGATGAAAGAAAAGAAGAAAAATAAGTTACACTAAATATTTTACTATCGTGAGGTTATTATGTCAAATGTGTGTTTCGTGGTGCCAAGTAGTGCCGCCAAAGCATATCAAGATTTAGCAAAAGTTCATTCAGCAATTGAGCCGCCTACTTGGGCACTATTGCTTGCACAAGCTGTTCGTGCAAAAGGGCATGAACCGTGCATACTAGATTTTGATGCCTGTCCTACAACTGATGAAGATGCATCAGAACAAATCGCATCTACTAAACCAAAGCTTGTAGTTTTTGTCCTTTACGGGCAAAATCCAAACTCAGGCACCACTATGATGATTGGTGCCTCATCTCTCGCAAAACAATTGCGTCTAAGTCATCCAAATCTTAAAATTGGTTTCATTGGCTCACATGCATCTGCATTGCCACATGAAGTCATTCAATACGATTATGTAGACTTTGCTTTCATTAATGAAGGCGTCTATGCATTGTTTGATTTGTTAGATTCTGATTTGAAAACTGACTTAGATAAAATTCCTGGCATCTGGTACAAAGAACATGGTTTACCAAGACCATCTGCACCAGGCCGCATCGTTCAAACAAAAGATATGGACACAACGATGCCTGGTTATGCATGGGACTTATTGCCTAAAGAAAATTATTTGTTGGACAAATATCGTGCCCACTTTTGGCACTCAAACTTCTTACATGAAGGTCGCACACCATTTGCCGCAATCTATACATCACTAGGTTGTTCGTTTGGTTGTAACTTCTGCATGATTAACATTGTGAATAGAACATCACATGCATTAGATACCGTATCGGCAGATAGTCGTGGTATGCGTTTTTGGTCACCAGAACTAATGTTAAAAGAATTTGAATATCTCTATGAAAATGGTGTAAGAACTGTGCGTCTTACTGATGAGATGTTTTTTCTGAATAAAAAATACTATGTGCCAATCTTAGAAGGTTTGATTGCTCGTGGTATGAAGTTTAACTTTTGGGCCTATGCTCGTGTCGATTCTGTTCGTAAAGACCAACTAGAACTGTTTAAGAAGGCAGGTGTGAATTGGTTGTGTCTTGGCATTGAAGCAGGCAATCAGAATGTTCGTTTAGAAATTGAAAAAGGAAAGTTTCAACAAGTAGATATTCGTTCTGTAGTCAAAGACATTAAAGATGCGGGTATCAATATTCTTGGTAACTATATGTTTGGTTTTCCTGATGAGAACTATGATACAATGCAAGAAACATTAGACCTCGCATTAGAATTGAATTGCGAACATGCAAACTTCTATGCAGCCATGGCACTACCAGGCAGTCCATTGTATCTGTATGCAAAACAAAACAATTGGGATATACCCAAACGATTTGAAGAATTTGCTTTCTTATCTTATGATT